AAAACTTGGAATATAGGAGTTCCTTTTTTAATAGTTCCCATAAAATTTCTTTTTAGAAAAAATGCTGTAAACACTGGTGCATTCCAATCGTCAGAGTCTATGATTCCAGAAAGAGTAGTAAAGGGTAGGTCGTGCCTATTGTGTGGGTGTGTAATTAAAATAGAATACCCTGGTGGAGTTTCGCAATGCCAAGGGATCTTCCATCCATAATGCATAGGGTGGTGTTCGTGTGGAACTGCAACCTCAACCATATTTCTTTTATCAACTAACATAAAACTATTTGTATTTTTAATAGAAGGAAACCCGCTTTTATCTAAAGTTACTTCAATATCATCTTCTAAGCAAAACATGTAACCTGCCGATAGGGAATCAAGAAATGGCATACACAATTTAGTAGAACCAGCACTACCATCAGTGCCTCTATCATTTACTGGAAACAACTTTGATAAATCATTAGATGTTTGAAACCTAGAAAGCTTTCTATACCATTCTGGCAATTTATTTATTGCAGGAGATGGTGGCGCATAGTCTTTTGGCTCAAAATTAAGATTAACCTCTGCTGGGGTAAATTTGATTATTAAATTGTTATTGCTCATTAATAATTTTTTGAATAACCTTTTCTGTAGCTTTTATAGAAATATAAAATAGTGGAGTATTTCTCTCTATTAACCTTATTTGTTTTTCATTAGATAAAAAACAAAAATCTATAAAAGTTGGTTCCTTTATTATATCATTATTATTGGTTTTTTCAAAGACTCCACGGCTCTCTATAACACAGATTACTGGGTCTTTTTGAATATTTTTTATGCTGTATTCTGCATAACAATCAATAATCCAGGGAACATATATTTTAAAAACTCTATCAGAGGCCTGCTTAAAATCATTTTGGTCTAACAATTCCCTAAAGCTTTCAATAGACAAAAACGATGGATAAAACTGCCTGACCATAGCTTTTTCGGATGCATAGAATATACTTGATATTTGTTTATTACTTGTGGGGTGTCCTTGCCATAAAATGTCTGAGTAGTTCTTGTATATTAAATTAATTTCATTTTTAGAAACTACTTCTACTTCTGGCTTAATTCCAAAATTATCTACATATAGGTTTATTGGTTTTAATACATTGTCTTTATATTTTTTTAAAACTTGTTCCCAGGTTGCCCAATCATAAAAAACGTTACACTCTTTTAAAATATCTTTAAAGCTCATTGAAGACATTTCTAGCCAAGAGTTAGATTCAAAGGGTGCCCTTAATATGGGAAAACTTTTATTTATCGAAATATTTTTTTCGACCACATTTTTTTCCTATAACCATTTCTAAAAACTGATCTAACTGAAAGCTGTTGGGCTCTTATTTGTGTATCAGAATCTTTTTCTTTATTAAGAGAGCTTTCCCAGTCGTCTCTCTTAAAAGGAATAACTTGAACAATTGGAGTGCCTTGTTCAATTACTCCTTTAAATCCCTTTTCTACAAAAAAGGACAAGTAGCCGTCGGAAACATACTTATCGGTGTCTATTAGCCCTGGTATGGCTTGTAAGGGGCTCTTTGATCCGTGCATTGGGTTTACAAACAAGCAACTGTACCCAGCCTCTGTTCTGACAACCCACATTGGATGTATTCTTATAACCTGTTTGTGAAAATTATTAGGTATAGGATACTCCTGAATTTGTTCAGATAAATGGTGGGCTAATAAAAATTTCTGGAACTCTCTTGTATCGTTTGGAATATCAATTGTTAATGTGTCTCCAGTGGCATCTATGCTTAGATCCATGGGACAAAGCAAATAGTATCCAAAAGTCATAGAGTCAAAAACTGCTTGACATTTTTTTACTGTTAATAACATGTTACCACCGTGAACGGATGTATCGTCATTTAAATAGCTTTTTTGTTTTTTCCACCATTCTGGAAGCAATGAGGATACTGATTGAGGCTGTGGAAATATCTTCTCAAGACCTCTATATTTTGGAAGAAATTCAATTTTCATTAAGCTAACGGTATCCATTTCTGATAGTACTGTCTGTGTAAATTTTGTAGTGTAGCTACAGAAAAATACAAAAACATGCTGTCTTTATTTATTGTATCACAAAAATCTATTATATCTCCTTTATTAAACATAATCAAGGTACCCTCTAAGGTATCTACTTCTTTTTCATTAATTATCATTTTATTTCCATTACTTTTAATTACATATACCCCAGAAAAATTTAATCTTGTTCTGTCTGGGGTTGTAACCAGAAACTCACTAACAGATTGATCTAATATATTTCCTAATAAATAATAATAATTTTTTTCAAAATTTATGTTATTTATTTGACACTGTTCTTTGACAACTTTAGATATCTCTAGGTATAATTTATATATCTCTTTATGGTACATTCCAAAAAAGTTAAAAGTTCTATAATCAATCAAAGAAATTTTTTTTGTTTTAATTTTTGTTCTGACTCCCCATTTTGCAGATCCTATCTCTTCATACATGGAGTCAACCATATCTTTATATTGTTTATATAAGAATTCGTTTCTAATGTTTTCTAGTTTTTTTATCATAATTTTTATTTCTCTAAAATTTCATTTGGTGTTTTTTCGTAAGGTCTAAGAGAATGCCAAGTTGCTGGCAAAATAGGATCTTTAAAATGCTCTAGATCTTGCTCTAGAATAATTTCTTTCGATTCTCCCAAAACTATATTTTCATTTTTTTTATTTTTAGATCTTTTAAATTTTAATGCCAAAATTAATTTAGCTGATTGTTTTTGCATATTAGAAGCAGCTTTGCTTGCAGAAAGACCTTGCCTAACTCTAACATTATATTTTGCCCACCAAACAGTATATCCTAATATGGCTAATGAAATATTTATTTTTTTTCTTCTATAGTAAGGCTGACAATAAACTCTGTTTACTACAGCATCTTTACAATTTTTTTCTTTATTGTCTTGTATGTTTAAAATATCTATCCATGAAGTAGGATAATCATTATTTATAAAATTAGAAAATATTAATGTTCCAGATGGATTTTTATTATTAAGGTAAAGGCATTCAATTCCTCTGTTTCCATGTACGTCTTGCATTAATGTCCATTGAATCCAGGATCCTTTTATGTATTTAGGATATTTTCTAAATATTGGAAAGATAAAACCTTTTGTTGATTTTGCGCCAACAAATCCCATATTATAAATATGCTTAATTAAATTAAGCATTTTTATTTACTAAGCCTCTGGTGTAGGGTCGGTATCTCCTGCTGTAGTGTCTTTCCATTGCTGGTAAAGCACCTCTAGAGATTCAGAAACGCTTTGATTTGGCTCGGTAATTACGTTAGGAGATGTTATATCTAGTCTAACTGAGTCGTGGACCAAAGAATTGTCTGTAAAGAATACGTCATAAGGCTCTGTGTTAATAGTAATAACTAACTCTGGTCCTTCTGAAATTCTTAGCTCAATAATTGGTTGCCAATCGGCAAATGTTGGAGAGTAGATTAAATCGCTTTCTACAATTTCATTTGCTGAAATAAATCTTGCTACTCCGTCTCTTTTAGCTAATACCCAGTGAGTATTTGTATATTTATTTCCATTAATTACATAGGTAGTCATTGCAATATTTGCTGAAATAGATACCACTGTTGTTTCTATATCAGTATTAATTTGTGGTGCAGCAGATGACCAAGATTCAATAATTTCTTCTAGTCCTACGCCGTCCATTGGCAAATCATCAATTGCTGCTGAGTACAAAATATCTCCTGCAGAAACGTTGTGAGCTAACACAAGACCTTCAGGAACCTTTGAATGAATTAATGTATCTGCTCCAATTGATTTTCCTGGTGTGAAGCCGAAGGGTGTAAAGCCGAACGGGGTGAAGCCGAACGGGGTGAAGCCGAACGGGGTGAAGCCGAACGGTGCAAAGCTAAATGGTGTTGTTGTAATGCTTCCTGAATAAGGAGAAAATTCTCCACTTCCATTTTCATTTCTAGCTCGTACTCTAAAGTTCCAAACAAAGTTATTGTCTTGGCTTGTAAAATCTGCGTAATTTGTTCCAACTGATACAGTCTTATTTGCGTCTCCGCCTCCACCATTATCTTCTACATAATAATCAATAATTCCTGATCCACCGTCTGCTGGTGTTGACCAAGAAGCCCGATTGTTTTGTGCTCCGTTGTTTGCTGCTGATGGTGTTCCAATTGTAGCAGGAACTGTTGTTGCAGTAATGCTATTAGACGCAGCAGATGCTGGCGAGTTTCCAACTGCATTTGTTGCTATAACTGTAAATGTGTATGCTGTACCTGATTGTAGACCAGTTACAGATAGGGGAGATGATGCTCCTGACGCAGTGTATGATCCTGGAGAGGATGTTACTGTGTAGGATGTGGCTGCAGGTGAGTCTGCTGGTAAAGAAAATGTTACATCAGCACGTCCATTATTGAATGCACGACCTGAACCTACGTTTGTTGCGCTTACTGACGTTGGTGCCTTTGGCTCCAAAAAGTCATTTGCTGACTGTGATATTTTACCTGCTTTTTTACCTCTTGCCATTTTTTTATCCCCTTTATATTCTAATTATTTTAAATTAAGCTTTAAGATCTCCATAAACGACCCAAGTATTTGCTGCTCTCTTAAAGATAGTAGCAGATGACCACTGGGTACGTAACTTTAATCCTGGTGTTGCGTTAACTGTAACAGTTCCGCTAACTCCTGCAATTGATACTTCTCCAGAACCTGTCTGAAGAATATCTAAAGAAGTTCCTATTGGATAATTTACTGTTGCATCCTCTGGAATTGAAATTACGGCAGCTGATGCTGAGTTTACTTCAATTAAATCGTCTCTTTCAGTAAGAGATGTCAGTGTGTATGATCCTGTTTTTTGTACAATTGGTGTGTATGAATCTACTTTACCAGCTAATGCTGTTGTAATTGATGTTGCGTAGTTTTCATCGTCTCCAAGTGCTGCTGCTAGTTCGTCAAGAGTATTTAGTGCTCCTGGTGCTGATGCAATTACTGCATTAACCTGTGATGTTGCGTCTGCAATTGCTGCTGCTTGTGCTGCAGCTATTGCTGTTGCCTGTGCTGTTGATACTGGCTTATTGGCATCTGATGTGTTATCAACATTTCCTAATCCAAGAGATGCGGCTGTTACTGCAGCAACCTCTGACTTAAGTGCAAGTAATGAAGTGTCTGAAATACCGTGTACGCTTGTTGTATCTGCGGTGTGGGTATCTAAATTTGTTGCTGCTGTGGTAGCGGCAGCTGTAATTGCTGCTGTTCTAGCAGATGCTTCTGATGCAATTGCTGCACCTCTGGCAGTTGCTTCTCCCGCAACTGCGTTAGTAGCATATTCTTGAGTTGCAAGTAATGCTGTGTTTCCAATTCCGTGTACGTTCGTAGTGTCATTGTTATGTGAAGTTATTTCAGTGCTGACAAATGTCATTGTTGCCAATGCTGCCATGTCTGCTACTCCGTGAACGTTTGTGCTAACCTGACCGTGTGTTGAAATTCCTGCGACTGTCTGTGTTTGAATATCGTCTACATATTTCTTAGTTGATGCATCATAATCGGCTGTTGGTGTTGCAAGACCTGTGATTTTGCTATTACCCATTGCAATAGCGCCAGTCATTGTTCCGCCAGAAAGTGCTAATTTAGTTGCAATGCTACTGTTAATTGTAGTTACAAAATTTGCGTCATCATTGATGGCTGCTGCTAACTCGTTAAGAGTATCTAGTACTCCAGGGGCTGCGTCAATTACATTTCCTAATTGATTAATTGGCACCTGTCCTTGTGCATCTAGTGATGCAACTCCGTTGGCAACGCCTCTATCGGCTACCTCAAGATAGTCACTAAGTGTATTTGATAAGTCTGAAGGAACAACGTTTGCATAAGCTAGGGCTGTCCAAGCAGTAGAACCTGTTCCAATTTTAGTTTTTCTAGTATCTGACTCTACGCCCATTTCTCCTGCGGCTAGAGTTGGATTTGCTGCAGTCCATTGTGCTGCAGTACCTCTGCGAATTTGAATTCTTACTGTTGACATTTTATTCCCCTTTTACTGCTTTAGTTATGATATATTATATCATTTTTTTTTGTTATGCTATTGAACCTGAATCAAAAACAAGTTGAAATGAAGAGGTAGAGGGATCTCCACCACTAGCTACACCAGTTGTGCCTGAATTATCTACTCCGTTGGCCTGAACTGTGTATATAGGTTCTCCATTATAATCGATTGCCAGACCAAGGTCCATAAATGAAATTTCTTCAGATAGATTTGGGATATCTGTTGCAAGTGCAACGTTAACCCAAGCATTATCTAATTGAATTTGTAATTTATTTGATGCTGTATCGAATCTTAAAGGGGTTGTTCCTAATATGACTGAAGACTGGAATGTGGCAGATCCTGCGACATTGAGTCCGTTCTTTATTCTAAAGTTTTTATCTGTTGTTGCCATTTAAGTTCACATATCCCCTAATTGTTTTTTGGGGAGATTTCAGGCTCTCCCCTGGCCCTTTATTTAATTATTTAATTAATGTTCCAACTACAACAACTTCAGTGTTATTGTTTGCTGGGGTTACACGAATTCTTACATCTGAGCCAGAATAATCTGCAGTTACTGCAGCTAACTCTGTTCCGTTTGAGTATGTAATTCCATATTCAGAAACTGCTACGTTGTTAGAAGTATCAAGTGTAACTACTAGGTCTGATACCTGAGTGTGGCTACCATTTTTTGCTTTAACTACAAGCTTAGCGCTTCTGTAATCTTCTGCTGCCCATGAGATAGCAGTTGTTGCTGCAGCGGTTACAATATTTCCAGTTGTTGCTGCAACTTGCTTGGCAACAGAGTTGTAATTAATTGATGTAAATGCTGTAGTTCCGTTTTGCTGTGCTGTATTAGCTGCTGCTGCGGTTGCTTCTGCTGCTGATTGAGCTGCGTTAGCTTTAGTTGTAGCGTCTGCTGCTGCAGTTGCTTCTGCTGCTGCTTGAGCTGCGTTAGCTTTAGTTGTAGCGTCTGATGCTGCAGTTGATTCTGCTGCTGATTGAGCGGCATCTGCTTCTGCTTTAGCAAAAGCTGTTGTAGCTATTTGAGTAGTATTTGTATCTGCTGCTGCGGTTGGCGCAGTAGGTGTTCCAGTCAACGCTGGTGATGCTAGAGGAGCTTTTGTTCCTAGAGCTGTTGTAATAGTTGTTGTGTAATTAGCGTCATCATTAATTGCTGCTGCAAGTTCATTTAATGTATTAAGAAGGTCTGGTGCGCCGTCTACTAATGTACTTACTGCTCCTGAAATTGCTGTATTACGATTTGAAACCTCTGTTGATATTGCAGATGAAAGAGCCGCTGCTGCTGTTGCTTCTGCTGCTGCTTGAGCGGCGTTAGCCTTAGTAGTTGCGTCTGTTGCTGCTGCTGTAGTTGCTGCAGATTGTGCTGCGTTAGCCTTTGTAGTTGCATCTGCTGCTGCTGCAGAAATTGCTGCTGATTGAGCAGATGAAGCTGATCCATAAGCATCAAATACGTTAGCCTTTACTGTAAGATTTCCTGCACCATCTACTGCAAATGTTCCTGCGTCTACGGATTTTACAAGAGTGGCTCCTCCAACAAGGTTAAGGATATAGGCATCTCCGCCTGTTTCTGTAAGTATATTTTGGCCATTGATTGTACCTGTTGCGCCTTCAACTACAAGACCTGATTTGATTCTAAAGTTTTTTACTACTGTTGCCATTTTTTATCCCCTTTTACTGCTTATATTTTTATTGCTGTTCTAATATATCTTGCAGTAACTGCTGTACTCGTTGGAGTTACGCATAACCCTATTATACCTGAATTTTCTTCAAATGTAACATTTGCAAGAGAAATATTTGTGTTAGAAATAATGTTTGACTGCGAGATGTTTATGTCAGTTCCATCATTAAGAACTACAATGTCTGATGTTTCATAAAGACTTCCTCTGGAAAGCTGTAACTGATAGTTTACTGTCCTGAAAGCTGTTTTTGAAAATGTATCTAATGTTGTTTTGTTTTCTATATCACTTACAGTTAAATCGTTGTTTCCTTCAAGGCCTAAAAGAGTAACTGTTTCGTTAGTGGTATTGGACAAGCTTGAAAGCGTTGTCTGTACCGCTGCTACTTTGTACTGAATTGAGTTTACGTCTGTTGAGCCATTTATACCAATTTTTGCTTCAATTGCTTCAATAGCATCATTGGCATTTATGTGTTGATCTGCGTGTGAAGGACTTGCTAAACTGCTCGTGCTTGTCGGGTTTGTTAAAGTGTCTAAGCTTGTTGGGAAACTAGTTGCCAATTGTGCCACCATCCATTGTTACTGCATTATTTATTATGTTTAGCTGAGAGTCTGGGACTCCGCCGTCATACCCAATTATAACAGGGTTTTGTTCTTCAATTATTGAATTTTCATTTATATTTTCAAAATCTAATTCGTTTACGTCTACTGTATGTACGTTGCCATCATAGTCATGTGTGTGTGGCAAAAAAGACAGATCTCTTGTTAAAGAAACCCACCCATTTCCATCATGTATCTTTAAGGCTCTGTCAGTTAAATTAAAAAACAAGTCTCCCATGCTTCCTTGTGGGTCGGAAGCAAGAGAAACTATGTTTAATAAAGATTTAACCTTTTTAGACATTTTAGCCTACTACGACAACTCTATATTGGCTAGCCGTAGGTGCTACAGCAAATCCTATTGAAACTATATCTAAAGTTGAGTGTGTTGTATCTACAATAACTTCTTCTTTACTTGATATGTCATAAACAGTAACTGCTATGTCTCTTGTATTTAAGAAATGAGATACTTGAAAAACAGTTGATAATCCATCTCCAATTGTTTCTGAGTATTTTCTTGCAATTGCATGGTAAGGTGATCCAGTGCTACCAAGTTTCCATTGATCTGCGGTTTCGTCCCAAAGAATTTCTGCGTCTGGGGCACTTCCTCTTTCTACAACGATTCCAGCATCTACAGTTGGTGCTCCTGTTGCATTACTGTTAAGTTTTACCTTGTTATCTTCAATATTAATCTGTGTTGTGTTTACAGAATTAACAGTTCCAATAACATTTAGGTTTCCGCCAACTTGCAGATTTCCAGTAATCTCTACGTTGTCTGGCAATCCAATTGTTACTGCGGATGTGTGTCCACTATTTGGGGAAACAGTAACTTCGTTTGCTGTTCCAACGATAGTTGCTACATAATCTCCTGTTGTTTGAGTATCTAGCGGGATGACTAAATTGGTATCGCTTGCTGCTGTTATTCTTCCTTGCTGATCAACAGTAAATGTTGGTACCTTGGTAATTGAACCGTATGTACCAGCTGTAACAGCGGTATTATCTAAGTCTATTGTTGTAGTTCCAGATGAATCGTCGTATGTAGCAGTTAGTGATTGGCCTCCAACTACATATTGACCAATTGCGTCTTGAATTACTTCTAATGAGCCAGAAGTTGAGATCCAGTTTGTTCCATCAAAAAAGTATAAAATATTATTTGATGTATTAAAATAAATCTGTCCTGATACTGGTGACGATGGTGCGCTTGCTAAATTTTGAACTCTAGCATTTAAAAGTTCATTTTTATTTAGATCAAGATTTACTACAAATTGTCTTGCCATTTTGTTTCTCCTTTATGACAGATATGCTGTCCCTGAAAATGGTTGAGCCATTCTCAGCGTTATTTTATTTAAACTGTTGTAATCTACTTCAGTTTCTAAGATATCTCCTGAACTAGCTTTTACTGTTACGTTTGGGCTAAATCCAAGATTGTGTGTTATTTCTATAGAATACACTCCTGCTGATAAAACAAGATTTTGTAAAGACCAAGAGCTAGAAAAAGCAAATTCTCCTGGAGTCTGAACTAATGTTATCTGTTGAGCATTGCTCCAAGACAAATCATTAAGTTTTGGTCCATAGAATTTTGTTGTAACAATATCATAATAGAAATCTCCAGTCATACCCAAATTGTTTGAAGGTGCTCCAGAGCCATTTAATATTGTTCTTCCAGCAGGTCCTTGTGGTCCTGGGGAATTAACAACTACTTGATTTTTTACTCCTGATATAAATACTTGCTCTGCCATCAGATGGTTACCGATCTGCTAAGAGATATAAAGCCTTCAAGTAGTTTTATTTTATTTGAATTGCTATCTGTAACCATTATGTCATATGATGACTTTGGATAAAATAACTTACTTGTTTGTGTTGGTGTCATCTTAATTGTTAGTTTACCGTTAGTGGGGTCTATTACAATTCCGCCAGATGGCGATGTTAGGGTAAAAGCTAATTTAGTTCCGCCTTTTAAATCACGGACTTGCATTTTTGCAGAAGCGCCAGTTAGATCTATGGGATTTCCATCTTGATCTTGATAAATTGCTTCAAACGTGTGGGTTGTGTTTTGATCCACTTCCCAATTTTTTTGTCCTGCCATTTGCTAGTACTCCTAAATAGGAAAACTCCTATGCCAATTTTAGCACAGGAGCTATCCTAATCGAGTAAGATTTATTTCTTGGTAAATCCAAAAGCTAGTTCATTTGGATTTAAGGCTTTCAAAATAACGGGTGCACAAGCTGCGATTCCGCCCATCAAAAGGTCTTTAGGGTTTGTGTTCCCTGTCATGTACAAGGCAATTGCCGCACCTAAAAAGTGGCGACCATAACTTGCTAGTGCTGCTAGAATTTTTTCTTGCATTTCTAATAGTCCATTCTGTTTAAGATCTTTTTTCATTTAGATCCTCCTATTTCTGAGCATTGCGCCCAGGAATTTTGGGTTTTACCCCAATTACATTATACTACCATAAATAAATATTGACAAACCTACCTAGTGCCCAGTCAGGGATCTCCATACATCTACTGTAATTTCATTTGCAATATAGAGAGCGGTTAAATTTAAAAAGATCTGAATGATAGGCCCAGAGTAAGACTTTTGTTTAGTATTCGGCAAAATGTTTCTTTTTACTGGGCGAATCATTAACTTCATGATGGGAACTTAATCTCCCCGTTATCTGCAAACACTAGTCCAAGGTGATCTCCTGGCTTTAGGTAAGTTTCATTTATTCCTTTTTGAGCCCATCCCCATTCATTTTTAGGAAAAGGAATTTCTTGTTTCTTTTTTACAAGAACTGCCCAGTATGCTTCTGCTGGAGGCATAGATTCACAACTTTCAACAGACTTATCTGGAAAACCATTTACTCTACAAACTACTGCATCTCCATACTTTCTTGTGCCTTCTATTTTATATCCAGCTTTTAATAAAACATCTAATGCGTTTGCTTGAAAATCTGAATTAACACAATGTGTTGCATCCACGGCGTCTCCTGGATAGTCTACAAAAACATTAATACATTCCTTGTTTTCTTTTTGAATAATTGAATACCCTGCAAAAACTAAACCGCAGGCTACTAGAATAGATAAAACTTTTTTCATACTACTCCTTTGTTAAGTTGTTTATTTTACAATATTTATGAAGAAATGTCTACTAGTTCGCAATTGCCATCTGAACTACAGGCAAGGGTGGCATTTGTAGATGTTCCGTCTTCTGTTTCGTAAAAATATAAGTCCGCCCATCTAATTTCTTTAGGCATTTTTGAAACTAGTTCTTCATATTCTAATTTAGAAACTTCTTGGTATGGAGCCTGCTTGTATGAGTGATCGGACATAGGCAAGAATGATATTCCAGAGACTTCATCAAAGTTTTTATATACCCAAGCTCCTACTTCCATCCATTCATCTTCTTTTACTGAAACTGTGATAGATGGCTTATGCTCACACCATGCACGTTGGTAAACTAACCAAATATTTAAGTGTTCAATTGCCGTCAAATCTTTTCTAACCACAGCCCCATCTGGAGCTTTTATTGGAAACGAAAATACATAGGTGTCGTTTGGCTTCATAACGTCATCCTCTACTGGAATTCCAACTTCTTTTAAAAATGTAGATATTGGATCTCCTTTTGAGCCACGAACTGTTCTAATGTAATACGGAGAATGCCAAGCATGCATTCCTGAAGATACTCCAACTAGTTGAGACACTGTTCCAGAGGGCTTTACGCATGTAATAGCAGCAGACTCTGGAATTCCAAGATTTCCTGCCTCTTTTTTATTTGTCTCTCTAGCTTTCTCTCTAAGAGTCATTAAGAATGCTTCTAAAGACACTAAGTCTTCTTTTCCAGACATAAACTGATGACCAAATTGTCCAGTCAGAGATACCCCTAGTAATCTTTCCTCTTCTGTGTTATCTTTCCAAATTTTACGAAGGTACTTAAAATTAGTAAGAGTAGACTGCCATGTTCCAAGAATTGTTGCTAGTTCTACTTTACGCTCAATATCTTTTTTTGTATCTTTTTCACGTAGTACGACTTCTGAAAGATTACAAAACTGATAAGGACGTAAAATAATTTCTGAACAAGGGTTAGTTCCGTAGTGTATATCTGGATCTCTTCTTCCATACTTGGCTGCCTGGGCTTGAGCTGCGGCCACATTGTATATACCTCGTTCTCCTGATTTTGAATCATATAAGGATTTCCATTCTGCAATAAATTGTTCCATCTCTGGTTTACGAGAATACGCAACAGAGTTATTTGAAAGAGCACGTTGTCCATTATGCTCCCACCAATTACCAGTTTTTGCTTGTGCCATTTCAATATCATTAATATTAGAAAGAGAAATTAATGCAGACCTTCTAACTCCACCAACTACTACAATTTCTCCAATCTTACACATAATGTCATGTGCCTCAATTGGTTTAAATGATCTACCTGCTGCAGATTTAAATTTTGCAATTGTAAAATCAAACAAGTTAACTAATGGCTGTGGTCCTGATGACCTACCACCCATAGTCTTAAGTCTTGCGCCAGCGGGACGAAGTTTGCTTACATCAATTGAAGGAACTTGACCAGACCAAAGAAGTGCAAGCAATTCACGAAACGCTTTTGCCCAACCAGACTTAGAATCTTCAACAATAATTACTGTTGTAGACTTTTCAAAAGATTCTGGAATCGCTGGAAGCTTATTAATGTATTTATACTCAACGGAAAATCCTACTCCCGTTCCACACATAAGTATATACATTGTTTCGTCAAATGATCGTGGAGAATCTACTGGTATAAAAGAACAATTGTATCCTGCAACATGATCTCTATCTAAAGCAGGTCCTGCTGTCATTACAGATCTCATTGATGGCATTACGTCACGATTGTAAACAGATTCTTTTAATTCTTTTAATAAATTTGGTTCTGGGACGTAGCCATTGTTGTCTTTAAGATACTTTATCATGTAGTCAAAATATCTATCTACTGTTTCTGCCCATGTCTCACGACGGTTTTCTTCTGAGATCCATCTTGCATAACGAGACAATGCAATAAAATTTTCATATGGGTTTTCAATAATTTTTGACATATATACCTTTTTCTTCGCTTAGCGTTTGATTATTTTTGGATGAGGTCTAAGTGTATCAAACTTTATTTATAAAAAGAAGTGTTTATAAGTTTTTTAAAAAATTATTATTACTCAACCAAAACAATGTTTAATAACTTAAATAGTTATATATAAACGCTAAATCATTACTTTACACAAAAAAATACTAGTTGACTAGATTGACTTATTCTTGTTTCTAATGGTATTATTATAGTTCGTTATCTCTAAAGGAGGAATGCCAATGGAGAAAATTAAAGAACGTTTGAGTGATGTAGTCCATAACTGGATGGCAATAGGAGTAGTAGTACTATTTTTATTTTCCGTCCAACCAGGGCCTACGGCTTCTCAAGCTTTAACTGTAGAAATACAAAAAACTGAAAAACAACTAAAAAGAGAAATACTAGATAAGTTCAGCAATGAAACTTATAAGCACTCTCAAATGCTTGCCCCAGAAGATTTAAAAGATTTGCTGTGGGCTGTTGGATTTGAAGGAGCTGGTTTAAAAACAGCTTGGTCTGTTGCAAGGGTAGAATCAAACGGAAGACCGCTTGCTCTAAACGACAACAAATCGACTGGAGATAAATCTTACGGAATTTTTCAAATCAATATGCTAGGGAAACTTGGCGTAGACAGATTAGAAAAATTTAATTTAGTTTCAAATAAGGAATTATTTGATCCAGTAACAAACGCAGAGATAACGTATTTTATGACTAAGGGCGGTAAAGATTGGTCATCATGGTCTGCTTCGACAGGCAAAGCCCAGGATATTGTAAAAGATTTCCCTAAACAATAAGGAGCCATATTGAAAAAGATACAAATCGTATCTAAATATATAGCCCTATCGGAAGAAGGCCTTGTTCCTAGACTTGAATGTCCTATGGATCAAGGCTTTCTTATGCCTAATGTAGATTTAAATGATAGAATATATTTATACTGCCTTTCTTGCAGTTACAAAACAACAATTGGGAGTAACCGTTATGAGTCTATTGAAAAACTTGTTAAATCAAGAAGTTCCGACTGACGGTGGTCAAATAAAAGAAACAGACTCTATGGGTCGAGAAATATTTTGGCTAGACATAGGTAGACCTAATGAATGAAGAAAAAGAGCCTTCTCAAAACTTAGAAGATAACCTTCCAATGGTTAATTATATTATGTTGCACAGGATATACGACCT